CATTTGTACCATCTATGTTTGATATCATTAGTGTGTTTATCTTTGCACAGTTTTCTGCAGGTACATCAACGATGTCTGCTCTACTTGTTGTTACCGCACCAACTGCTACCTTTGGAGTAATAGTTGCTACATTAATTATATTTGGGGTTGCCATTTACTTTTACCTTTCTATCCAAATACTATTGCCATAGCAATGGCAAATCCTTTAGTGGCAGCACTACCTGCAGCGTAAGTTTTTACATCTGATGCAGGAATAGTTTTCATTGTTCCGTTATCATTGACTATAAAACCATCGCCATCTGCCAATGTTATTGAACCACCAACAGAAGTATCACCATCTAATAAATTTATTTCTGATGCAGTTGCTGTAGCACCATCAAGTATATTTAGTTCTGCAGCAGTGGAAGTTACAGCAGTTCCGTTTATTGCTAGTTTATCTGTGACAACGTTGAATGTACCATTGTCTTCAATCCTAGCTACTTCTGTTCCATCTCTTTGTTGAAAGATAAGATCTTTAGCATCTACAACAGGTCTGATAACTACGTCACTAGACGAGTTGGTAATTCTAAGTATCTCAGTACCACCATCTTGAAACTTAAAGTCACCACCATCTGCGTCTAGGATAATATCTCCTGCGACATCTACTGTCAAGTCTCCAGAGCTAAGATCAATCTCTGTTCCGTCAATAGTAATGTTATCTATTACCACACCTGCGTTAGCTGTAACTACACCACCAACAGCTAGAGTAGATGCCATATCAACAGCACCATCAATATCAACAACATCTAAGTTAGTTGTACCATCTACATCAATGTCACCACTAATATCTAGAGATGCAGCAATTAGTTGATCTACCTGTAAATCTTCATGGCTAGATCCTAACTTTAATTCAAACTTTGGTCCTGAAGTATTATAGGTAAATGTAGCATCGTCACCACTACCACCCTCTATTGTAATACCTGCACCGTTGACTACAGCAGATGTACTATTACCACTGTCAAGAACAATATTGTGATCGTTAAGATTTACAGTAGTAGAGTTTACTGTTGTGGTTGTTCCTGATACGGTCAAGTCACCTGTAACTGTAAGGTTGTCTGCTACTGTAACCTCTGAGGTGCTATGTCCTAGTGTAATAGCTGTACCAGATACACCTGTACCAATAGCAATAGACTCACTACTATTACCTGTATCAACTACAAAATAATTATCTGAGCCTTGTTTAATTGTAAATGCAGTAGCTGAGTTATCAGAAACAGCCACGTTAATATCTGTACCATCAGCACTGATAGAGTCTAGAGCAATATCACCAACGTTGGTAATGTTGTTATCACCAAAGCTAGTGTTGTCACCAAACGTTTTGTTTGTAAGTGTTTGTGTTGCTGTCGTACCAACTATCTCTTGATCACCACCAGGAGGTAGAGTTAGCACATTAGTAACAGAGGCTGAGTGTGGTTGTGCTTTTACTGTTTGACCATGAGAGTTAGCCTCACAATTAAATACAACAGTACCAGGATTACTATTACCTTTTACAACTACTTTACCTGTGCCGTTAGGTGCTAAATCAATATCAGCATTTGATGTAGTAACAATATCGTTACCATTCATATCAAGGTTGCCACCTAACTGTGGAGTGCTATCCTCTACTACGTTAGATATAGCAGCACCACTAACAGCAAGACCAGAAACTATAGTGCTACGTGTAATCTTTTTAAGACCACCACCAGATGTATCTACAGCAAGAAATACGTCATCGTTAGCAACCGTACTAATCTCAGATAAATCACCTACAGCCGTAGGATTAAAATTTGTGCCATCTGCAATCATAAGATGTCCTGCAGTATTGGTAGCCATAGTAAGATCATCACCACCAATAGTAAGATCACCTGTAAGTGTAAGATTTCTTATACCAGTGTAGTCTTTGTTAGCATCTAGTACAACTGCTTTAGAGTTAATGGCTGTGCCTGTACCTGTAGAACCTAGATCAAGAGCGTTAAGCTCACCCACTACGGCTGTAACACCATCTAAAGTATTTAGCTCTGCTGTAGTAGCAGTGACACCATCCATAATATTAAGTTCTGCTGCAGTGGCTGTTATAGCTGTACCGTTAAAGTTTATTGCATCTGCATGAAGTGTACCGTCAAAGTAACCATCTTTAAACTCAAAAGAACTAGAACCTAAATCTACATCGTCATCTGTTGTAGGAAGTATTGATCCATTGTTAAATGTTACTTGTGTCTCACCACCTGCAGTAATTGTAATTACATCAGAACCACTAAATGCTATACTTGTATTAGAGTCAGCATCACCTGCAATACTATCTAACTGTACTGCACCTACATTTGATAAAGCAGCATCACCAAAGTCTACAGCACCTGCAACGGTAAGTGTTCCTGATACATCTACGTTACCATTTATGTCTACTGTTGTAGCAGCAATCTGTATTTCTGTATCTGCGACAAGATCAAGCTGACCATCAGCACTAGAGTTAATGTAAATAGCTGTATCACGAAACTGTAACTTTTCATCAGAGGCTATAAGAATGTCATCAGAAAACTCAAAGTAGTCTTCATCTTCCATCCATTTAAAAACACCATCGTTACTTTCACCATCAAAGGTTACTGTAATATCAGTACCTGCTGTGGCATCACCGATGGTAATGTTAGTTCCTAACAGTTTAGTGATAGGGCCACCCTCTGCAGCCGTACCATCATGAGTGTGTCCTGTGCTTGCTGCAAATGCAGCTAAGAGTTGATCATATTCATTGTTGAACAGATCAGCAGTAATAACATCACCGTCTGTAAAACTAGATTGTCTCGTGTATGTATTACCCATCTAACGTCTTGCTCCTACTAAATATTCTAATTGAAACCCTTTGAGGGAATATGGTGCCGTTTCTCCACCATCTTTAATTCTTAATGCTACAGAAAAACCTGATCCTTCCACTGACTGTCTTACAAGTGGCTGTGATGGACCGCCAAAAACAAACTGTGCAGCACTGCTAGATGTACTAAAAGTTGCAGAACCAAACTGTGCTGCAACCTGAGAACTGTCTAAAGGATATGCTGCAGGTCTTGCAGAGTCAGATGCCTCGTTGTCATAACGAACAAAAAGATCTGCATCTATTGCTGACTCAGGTTTAAAGTTAAGGATAACTCTTTGCATGTGTTTTCTAACACCAGTGTCTCCAAAACTTAAATCAGGACTTCTGTATCTTGCTAGTATTGCTGTACCATCAAAAGTATTACCTTTTTCTTGTCTGTGAACATATCCTGAAAAATCACCGTGTATAACTGTAACATCTCCATCAACAACTAAAGTGTCTGTGGCTGATGGTTTTACACCACGTATTTCTGCAAACTCGAACTTGTCTGCCCTTCTAACACAAACAATACCTCTTGTTAATTTTTCACCTTGTCCTGCTTTTGAAAAGAATATTCTATACTGTGTTTTATCTGGTATTACTACACTTTCAAATACTGTAGAGTCTTTAATATTAGCATCAAAAATAGACTGCACATTTTGTGTAATCGCACCAAGAGCCGTATCACCAATTCTTGCAGTAGCAGCAACAGTTCTAAGTCCATCAGGGCCAAGAAATAATAAATCACCTGCAAATTCTTGTATTGTGTCTTTATTTACACAACCAATATCTCTGGTAACTGGTTGTACAGCAAAGTCACTAACAGTAGATCCTGTCATTTTAAATATTCTGTTTTCACAAAATATAAATAAAGAGTCTCTAAATACTTTTAGTCCGACAATGTTATCATCTACGTTAATAGTTCCTGCACCGTCACCTGATTGAAAACCATCTTCATCAAAAGTTTCACTAAAAACTAAGGTCTGTGGTGTACTAGACTTACCTGCATAGAACATATGATTTTTAAAAGCTACTACTATTGTAGAACCTGCTACAGAACTTTCACTAACATCTGTTGCTGATAAAGAAGAGTTAAAAATAGTTGGGGCATTTGCACCATCAACAACTATAATCTTTTCGTTACCATCAAAGTTATATCTCTCAAAACTATATTTACCTGCACTAGTTCTGCCAGTGTCTCTTTCAGTCCAAGATTCTGATACTACATCATCAACAGCATGATCAGCAGCAGTTGTACTTGATGTAGCACGAGTTACACCTGTAAAACTAGTAGAGGTAACTCCAGTATACGTAAATATTTCATCGTTAATCTGCAGTGTTCCACTAGAAGAAAATCCTGTTGTAGAATCTACAGTTATAGTTCCAGAGCCTGTCATACCTGTGCTAGAAACAATTTTAGTTGCAAGCTCAGTGGATGAAGAACTAAATATTTTTTCACCTCTGGCTGCTAACACTTTATCTGCAAAAGTAGCAACCATAAGAATTTTTTCACTAGAGTCAGATGTTTGAGGTACTTGTTGATTTACGTATTTACGAAAACCGTTTATTCTTCTGTAACCACCCTCAATGTCAGGCTCAAAGTTTTCTAACTCTAACGCTTCACCTGGTTGCATTAAGAACGTAGAACGATTTAAAACTAAACCACCCTCACAATTAAATGCTGCAGGTTGTGCTTGGGATAGATCTGGCATTAGGAAACTACTCCACCTGCAAAGTTAGCAGAACCTCTAGGGGCAATAATAACTGTGGATCTTACATACTCATATTTGTTGATAAGCAGACTTTGCATATTTTTAATACCTTGCTCAAACCTAGCAAAGTTTAATTGATACTGTTGCGTTTCACCCCGATACTGATAAACAAAAGCAGATGCACCATCTATAATTACAGGTGCAAATCTATCTGGAATACTTGTGGTGTCTCCATGTGCTGATAGGTCAGATGGAAATGTAAAGTAATCAAAAATAAGTGTGTATTGTTTATCTGGATAAGGATATAGTAAATAGTTATTGTCGGGGGTTCTAACTATATTTCTAGGAACACCACCACCATCAAACTGGGTCACTGTAGTGCCGTTTGATATCGCTGCTGCTGTTGTACTATTTGCACCTCTAGTGCAGCCTGTAAAATCGTTACCTGATATACCTGTATATGTTATTTGTTCTCCACCTATGTACAGAGTTCCTGTTGAACTAAAGTCTGTTGTAGATGCAACAGTTATTGTTGTTACGGCTGCAGATAACCCATCTGTTGCATTGATAGTTGTTGTTGCAACATCATCCTCTTCATTAGGATAACCTTTTTCTATGTACTCGTTGTAGTTAAGAAGTGTTAAATTATTTCCTGCAGCATTAACATCATCATCTTTTTTAATTCTAGCAGTAGCGTAGTCTATTGATTTAGTATCTGTTGGTGCAGTATACCTACACACACCTGGAGTTAAAGTAGATGTATTCTGTGCATGATTAAAAGAGTATCCAAACTCTCTTTGATTTATATATCTGATGGCTTCATTAACGGCATTTTGACACTGTACTTGAACACCCCTAGCGTTAGCAAAAGTAGTAGAAGTAAGCGTCACTTCGTTCATTCGTGTAATTACATCATTCGTTAATGATAGAAATGTTAAAGCCATATTTTTTCCTTAGATAAGCTAAAGGGGCCAACCGAAGTCAGCCCCTAAAGTGTTATGCTAGTAGATCACGATCTACTTCGGTAGCTGCCACACGTCCTCGCTTCCCTGTGTCGATGCAACATGCAAAAACACGTAGGATGCCAGATGTAACGTCTGCAGATGAAGCAATCAACTTAACGTCAATTGTATCTGTAGTTGTTACGTGTGCCGTAAACGTATCTGCAGAAGCAGTGTTTACAACCATAGTTTGACCGTTTGTTCCTCCTGCTAGGAAACCTGCAGATGAAACGTCACCACCATCAATGATGTCATCACCTGCTGCGAAATCAATATCCACAGTTGGAGATGTACCGTTGAAAGCAGTTTCAACTTCAGCACCTGCAAACAATATTAGTGTGTTGGCAGGAATTTCTAGAAGCTGAAAGATATCCCCATTCGTACAGGAATATCCGTCTTCTACCATTTTAGCAATGTCAAGACGTGCTTCACGCATGTACATGCTCATTGCTTGGTGGCGTGAGGTAGCTGCTGCAATGCTGTCTGAATCGACACCAACAGTAGCTTTTGAGGTCATGTCAAAAGTAGCCATATCTTAATCCTCCCTTACGCTGCGTTGTATTTAGCAGTAGCGATTGCTTCTGGACGAAGAATCTTTCTGCCGTATAGATGCATACCACGAACAATGTCAGCAAAGCTGTCAGGGTCACGATATGTTTCTGTTTTGTTGATCTGCTCTGCAGTTGCTACAGCAGAATCATGACCTGCAACAATCACACCAAAGTTTGAGTTTTGGTTTGCTGTTCCTGATGTACCTGGACCAGTACCTACAGCAGGTAGGTTTGATGACACGTACAAACGGAAGCCATGAAAGTTGTTGATTACAAGACCGTTACGTAGTCCACCAGAATCACCGTAGTCTCCATTCATGAAGCGTGAATCTTCATCGGAAAGTATTTCCATGAACACAGGGTCAATTACAAGCCATCTGCCTTGTGAATCAACTTGTTGCTGATCAAGCAATCGTTTCATTCTTGCAACAACCATTGCAGGTGAAACTGTAGCTGTTGGTAGAGAAGTAGCACCTGGCATACGTGCAGTTACTGGGATTGAGTGATCCCCTGCAGATGACGTTGTGATGTTACCAAATGAACTCTTAATCAACTTCATGCTTGAAAGTAGTTCGTCTGAACCTGCAGTAGTTACAGCCTTTGTACCGTTTACTTGGTCATTAGCTGTGTCTGCTGTTGCATGTAGAGCAGATTGCTTGAAACCTGACATATAACCAAGAACTTCTTGGTCATACTGATCAGCTAGTCTGTAAGCTGCACGATCTGTAGCAAGTTGCATGAAGTTCACATGTGAGTGAGCTTCTTCAATATCGTCCATCTTAAAAGCAAAGTAGTTGCTTTTGTCTACGACTAACTGAAAATCTTCATCGTCAAGGTCTTGTGCTGTAACTGTTGTGCCACGAGCATAAGCTTGAACTGAGATTTCAGGCTCTTTGATTATGCGAACAGTATCACCTTGTGCGCTAATCTCTCCGAAATAATCGGAGTTAGTTATGTCTCCTACAGTAGCAGCTTTACGGAACGCAAGCTGTACCTTCTTGGAGTAGATTATAGGACTAAAATTACCGTTAGGTAAATTCCCATAACCCGATGCGGTTTGAAAAGCCATTGTTAAATCCTCCATGATATTTGGCTTTGGGAATAAAGCTTAAACACCTGAAAGAGGCTGTACGTTTTCTAGGGTGCAGAAAGTATTAGGTTGCGCTACCGAATACCACTGGGCCTATACTTGTCCAGGTAGTTCTTTGTAGTTTAGACTTTTGGGTTGAAAGTATCTTTGAAGGTGGTCCTTACGGAGGCTTCAAGTCAGATACGAGTAGTTATATAGATGACTTTTAATATGTCAACTAATTATCATGCAGAACGAGACATGTCATAAACAAACTTGCCAGTACGCATAGCTTCGTTTATTTTGTCCTGCATTTCCTCAAACTCCTTATTAGACATTCTGGCTACATCAGACTCTTTTATTTGTCCTTGTGAACCTTCTGCGTCTATAGAAGTACGAGTTCCTTTTGCAACAGTAGATGCTGCAGCTTTCTTAGATTTCTTCTTAGCTGCTACGGTCATACCGTTGTCAATCTTGTATAAATCTATCACACGTATAACTGAGGCAGGATCATCCATGTTTTCATAGAGTGCATCCTTAACCCACTTGGGTTGATCATCTGCCCAGTTATGGAACTTATCTGACTGTCTTAGGTCATCAAAGTCTTCGTGAGTTTTACGAATAACATTCTCTGCTTTTACTCTTTGAGCTTCAGAATGTGCTTCATCTAATTCTTGCAAACGTGTTTCAGCCTTGCTAAACATCTCTTGAGCTTTCTTAGCCGCAATTGTTTCAACAATACCTGCTACGTCTGGATACTGCTCTGCCCAATTCTCTATATCTTCATCAGACTTAGGAGGAACAATACCCTCACGTTTACTCTTACTTTCTAGAGCATCAAACTTTTCTTGCCACTCTTTTTCTTTAGCAGCTAAATGTTTGCGAATATCACCATAGCGTTTCTTAAAAGACTTTTCTTCAGCGTCTAACTCGCTGTCATTGTCTTCCTGTGCTTTGGTTTCCTCTGTGGTTTCTTCTTGTTTGGAATCATCTGAGGCTTGAACTTCGGTGTTCTCAGTATCCTCGCTACTGGATTCCTCTTGTTCTTCAACTGTTTCACCACGAGCCTCTGCTTCTAGTCGGGCAATCTCTGCCTCTGCTTCTTCCATCTGTTTTTGTTTTTTAGCGTGGTTAAATCCACGATCTACAAAACCTGCTACTTTAGGTTTTTCCATTGCAGTTAGTTCAGGCATTTAAAGTTCTCCTTTATGTTGGGGCCAGGAATGATTCCTGGGTAGCCTTATAGTTATTATTTCTTTTTGCCCTTTTTATTCATTAGTCCACCTTCTTTAAAACCAGTTCTACCTGTAGTGTTTTTACCAGAAGCCATATCTTTTAATTGAGCTTGTACTTTTGCTCCTTCATCTCTAATTTTTTGTTGTTCTTTTTGACTTGCACCTCTTGCAGCAGCTTTGCCCACTTGAATATTAGTTGCTCTACTAGATCCTTTAAGTGCTTTTTTTGCTGCTTTTTTAGTTGGTGTATTGAAAGTATTTTTAACTTTAATTGGAGCACTAGGTTCAGGTTTAGAGGTTTTTGCTTTGTTTGATGTTATTTGTTCCGCACTAAAAGTAGGATTACCAGTTTTACTATCTACGGTATATTCAAACCCAAGACGATCAAGGGCTGCTTTACCTTTTGCGTCACCGTCCACTGTCTCGTTAAAAAACTTATCTACAAATCTAGTAATACCAGAAGATTTTTTAAGTATTCCCTCTACTTGCTGATCAATTTTTTCAGCTACATTATCTAGACCTTGCGCTCTAGCAATAATAGCAGAAGCTCTTAAATCAGATATAGATTGTAAAGTGGGAAGGTTTCCTGCCGTAGCACCTGCCACTGCTCCTAATGGACCTGCAACAGCACCTATAGCAGTTAGCCTATTACCAGTCTTAGGATCAATTAAACCTTTTTGAGATTCTTCAACAAACTTCATAATTGCATCAGAGCTTGTCCAGTCTACGTCTTCACCCCAGTTTTTAAAACCAAAACTAAATCCTTTACCAGTTCCTCCACCTGTAGTAATATTAGTGCCACTACCTCCACTACCTCCTGTGGTTTCTGTAGTTACTGGAGTATCAGTCGTTGGAGTTTCTCCCTGTCCTGCAGGTCCAGTCATAGGCATCTGCTTGGTGTAACCCATGTCAAGATATTGTTGATAGATTTCGTTATCTCTAGGAAGATAAAAAGTTTTACTTCTACCATTTGTAGCGTAGTCAGGATGATAAAGAACTGTAAAGGTTTGTCCTTGTGGAGCTTGAGTGGTTGTTGTTCCTGTTTGCTGTGGTTGACCCATAAAACTAAAACCAAGTCCAAACTGAGCAGGGTTAAATTTATTCTCAGCAAAAGGAGGGATATCATCATCTGGCTGTGTAACTGGATTGCCTGAATCATATCCTTGCACCTGACCACCACTAGCCATGCTTTGCATAGGCATTTGATTCTCAACAGGATTAACGTTAGTTATAGTTGTGTTTCTTTTCTCATCTATAGGTGCAGGTCTAGGTTGGCTGTATAGCTGCTGTTGTTGTAGGTAAGGATTCTGTACTTCACCACCTTCAGCCATACCCATCACTTCTCTGATAGCAGCCATCTCTTGCTCAGATAGTTCCTGATCATTTATAGGACCACCTGCAGGTACAGGCTCTCCACCTATACGTCCATTGGCTTCCATCTCAGCTAGACCCATCTTAGCTTGATCTCGTAGATCTTCAAAGAACTTGACACCGTAGTATCTGACAACATCAGCAGGAACGACATACTCACCCTCAGAGAGTTGTGCAGGAATATCATCTCGTACTTCCTCTGCGAGAGAGCCAGGTGGTACTTCGTTTCCTGATACTGGATCTACGTCCAGATCATCATCTATTATTCCACCCTCATTCATAAATGCCATTTCCATTTGATCGTTCATTACTGCACCGCCTTTATTAAATGTTCTAATATTCTGATAGACTGGATGCTCTTTACCTCGAACAGAAATAGTTCCAATCTGAGGACCAATCTCAATCTCTCCAACTACAGTGGGTCTAAGTCTTGGCTCTGTTTTTGAGTTAGGATATTTTTTAAGATTAACACCTTTAGAAAAATCTGTTTCTATTGTGTAAAAATGTTTACCC